TTTTTTGAAATAATTATAAATAAAAACTATTTAACTAATTTATTTCTATACTTCAAAGATAAATTATTTAACTTTTCTAACTTTTTTAAATCAAATAATTCATTCGATATTTCATAAACTTTCATCAGATGACCTAACCCTAGTTGATTTATTAAAGGTTTTTTTGGATCAAACATATTTGTCATTTCTTTTATTTTACGATCCCATTTATCATTAAATAAATTATCATAACAAATTCGTAAAAAAGAATGAAATCTCCTAACTTTTAAATTATGTTTTTTACTTAATTCAGGTAACTTAACTTTTACATTTTCTAATATTTTATCTTTTAACTTTTTCTTCTCTAATTCTGATTTTTTACTTAAAGAATCAAACCAACTTGGTTTACCACGTTTTGTCCACTTATCACTTTTACACTTGAAATCAACATACACATATCTAAATGCAGTTATATCATCAAAATACTCTCCATATACTTTTACATTGTTTGTAAATTTTATCTTAGTCTTATTTTTCTTTTTAATTGATTTTGGAAAATTATTTTTAAACCATAATATTACTTTCTCACATTTATGTTCATCTTTCTCAAATCTAAATTTATACTCTTTTAATAATTCTTCTGCTAATGATAAACAATATTTATAATTATTAATACTAGAAGAAGCCCATACATAAGGAGCTAATGTTTCACTTATTAAAGAACTTTTTTTATAAGGAGGTGTTTTCTTTTCAAAATTATGATGTATTTGAGATAAAATTTGTAATATTTCTATTAAAATTTTATTAACATGTTTATCACAATAATATTGAGCACATAATTTAGGATCTTTATCTAAATAAAAAAAATTAACCATATATTATAATATTAAATTAAAATTTTAATTTAATATAAGAATTTAAATAACTTAATTTTTAGTAAGGTATAATAATACTTTTTCTTTATAATCTTTATCATCAGGAAAGGCCATTTTAAAAAAACTAATTGCCATAACTAAGTTATCACCAAATCTTTTTTTATATATATCATTATGATTTTCATATAATTGAGATTCTAAGATTGTAACTCCATTATCTCCAAGTTTTGCGAGTTTTCTAATACCAAGTTCGTGTATAAAAGTATATTGATTATCAGGTAATGGATTTTCTGATAAATATTGTTTAAATTCTTTTAATGATTTTAATGTAATATTTTTATCCATATTTTCAATATTAATTAGGTTAAATTATTTATATATACTTTAGAATAATTATTTTTCAAATTTTTTTAATAAACCTACTCTATACTCACAATTGTTAAAGAAATCTTTATTTTCTATACCTAATAAATCACCATATTTATAAATAAATCTAAAAATAAATTCTCCATGTGATACAATTGCAATATTTTCATATATTTCCTGATTTATTAAATTAAATAATTTATCTAATCTAATTTCTACATCTTCATCTGATTCTAAATTATTATTAATTTCATCTATACAAAACTCGATATTACTAAAATTATCTCTTTTCTCTTGTATTGATCCACAATAATCACAATTATTTTTAATAACTTCTCTTATATAATCTACTGATATAAATTTATTTTTTTTATCAAATGAGTTTAATGCAGTCTCAATTGTTCTAATTAAAGGTGATACAAAAATTTTATCAAACTTAATATCTTGTAACTTAGTTTTAAGTTCTACACATTGTGATAACCCCTTTTCCGTTAATCTAGGATATAATAAACTATAATTATCTAAATTATGATAACCTTCTCCATGTCTTATAAAATAAATACTTTTCATCTTCTATAAATACTTCTTTAACTAATCTTTATGTGACTTATTTTTATCTAACCAATCTTGAAATATTTTAATTGCTTGTTCCATATCTTTATTTTTATGAGGATGATTTTTTGCTCTACCAATCATAGTAGAAACAACACTTTTTTGATATTTAATCGGTTGATCTTTAATTTTATCAAGTGTATAAATAGCTTTTTCTTTATTTTTAAATCCTAATCCAGTAATAGTAGTTTTAGGATCATAATCTGAATAAAGAGACAAATTAGTTTTAGGCTTATAATCACTCATAGGCATTTTATCAATAATATCAAAAATTTTCTTAGGATAAATTTTATTAAAATCATAAGATGTAACACCATCAAAGCCAATTAATTGTACTTTAAATTTATTATTTTTATTTCTATTTACTAATAATTTAACATAACGTTTATGAAATTCTTTAATATTTTCTTGATAAATTTCTTTATTTAATTTATATTTCTCGTTTTGATAATTATCAGTGTATATAACTAATAATCTAAATTTAAATTTATATTTTTTATAATCCATTATTATATTAAATAAATTTAATACTTTTATTTTTCTTAATTTAGTATTATTTACATATAAAATAAATTATTTAAATGTTGATCCATAAAATTATAACATAAAGTTTTTTCAGCATCTATATTTCCTTGATTAGCACTTAATTTTATTAACTCAAATGCTTTATCCATATTTTTATCAACTCCATTACCATCTTTATAACAAATACCTAAATTATATCGTGCATTCATATTATTATCTAGATCAGCACTTAAAGTAAATAATTCGATTGCTTTATTTATATTTATATTTACACCTATACCATTTAAATAACATTCACCTAAATAATTTTGAGCTTCATAATTCATTTTATTTGTACTTAAATTCCATAATTCAAATGCTTTTTTAAAATCTTTTTCAACTCCAATGCCTTCTTTATAACACAAAGCTAATTTATTTTGTGCATGATGATTTCCTTGTTTAGCACTTAAACTATAAAGTTCAAATGCTCTCTCAAAATCTTTAATATTAAAATAAATTTCTGCTAAATCATATTGAGCAAATTCATTTCCTTTTTCAGCACTTAAAGATAATAATTCAAATGAATCATTTGTATGTTTATTATTATTATTTGATTTATAATATTCAGCTAAATTATATAAAGCATATTTATTTCCTTGTTTTGCACTTAAAATATATAATTGTTCAGCTATATCCATATTTTGAATAACTATTTCACCATGTTTATAATAATTGGCTAAATAATTTTGAGCGGTTGGATTTCCTAGATTAGAACTTAAAGTTAATAATCTAATTGATTCATCTACATCTTTTTTTACTCCAATACCATTTTTATAAAATTCTGATAAAAAATATAAAGAATATGAACTCCCTTGAATAGCACTTAAAGTATATAATCTAAATGCTTCGTTTACATCTTTTTTAACTTCGTATCCATAATGATAACATCTAGCTAAATTATATTGAGCATTTTTATATCCTAGATCAGCACTTAATTTATATAACTTAACTGCTTTTTTCATATTTTTTTCAACTCTAATACCATGTGAATAATGATAAGCTAATTCATTTAGAGATTTTGCATCACCTTGTTCAGCACTTAAAGTTAATAATTTAATTTGATCCATTATAATAATTTTATAGTATATTTTTAGTTACTATTAATAATTAATATATAAACTTTATTTATTCAATTTTTTTTTATAGTTAAATAATATATGAAAGAAGTATATAAATTAAAATCAAAAATATATAAAAAATATGATGCTAGATATATTAAAATTTCAAAAAATCAAATGAGAATTTTAGAATCATTATATGTTGATGGTTCTCATGATAAAAAATATTATGATAGTAAAAATAAATTGAGATATTCTGAACATTCAGGATTATTAGATTTCGGTAAATCTACATTACAACGTTTTATAATTAATGCTAAACAAAATATTAGTGATAAATATGATGAAAACATTTTACTTCCTGATAATATGCCTGATGCATTTGATTTTGAATATATGTTTCATACTCATCCATCAACACCTAAACCAGGTTCTCGAGTTAGCGAAGGTTTTTTATATGAGTTTCCAAGTATATCTGATTTTGAACATTTTATAGATCATCATAATTTGGGTAAAATTCAAGGTTCAATGATTATAGCTCCAGAAGGATTATATATAATAAAATGTATAGATCCTTTAAAAAAAGTTAGAATTAATGAACGTGAATTTGAAGATTATTTATATGAAGAAATAGAAAAAATCCAAGATGATGCTATAAAAAAATATAAAAATAAATTAAATAAATTTAATGAAATAATAGCAAATGATAGAACTTATGTGGACAGATTAAACTTATTAATTAAAGAATTTAATTTAAAAGTTTTTTATAAACCAAGAATTAAAGTAAATAATAAATGGATTTTAGACGATTTATATCTAAAAGTAAAACCAATAGAATAATTCGTTTTTTTTTTATATTAATAAAAAAATATTTTATAATTTATATATATATATGAGTAATATTTTAGTTTGTGTAATCTTAGTTATTTTAATTTTGGGTGTTATTTATCAACTCATTTTAAAAAAAGAGTCTTTTGAAAATGATAGTGGATCTAACTTAAATGAATGTTATAAATTAGACACTAATATGTGTAGTCCAGATTGTTGTGGAAATCAATGGCCTATTAGTTTTGATCTTCAAAAAGATCCTAGAATTAAAGAAGGTGAATTAGGTGATAAATTTATTAGTACAAATATGACTTGTTCTGGAAAAATGGGTACAGGATGTGTTTGTGCTTCAAGAAGCCAATATTCTTTCTTAAGTGACCGAGGCACTAACGCTTAAAATCTTATTTAAAATTCATTACCTTTATTTCTTTTTAATTGAGGTTTTTTAATATCTTTTAAACAACCATCACAAAAATAATAAGAGCAATATGATTTTTTATGTACTTTACAATATTTTTTTCCATGATTAGGACATAATGCTAGTGGACATAAATGCTTTTTGATGTAATTTACATCATCACCATTTTCTTTATGTTCATCCATTTTTAGGTTATATAAAAATAATGTTTAAAAAATAAAATAATTCAATTTTTTGTTTTATTATTTCAAAGTCTTATGTAGATAACAATATACTCATTTACTATTTTTTTTGTTTTATATTGATCGTTGTATGATTTTTTTTTCCCGATCTTTTTTTGTTTTTGATCTTTGTATGATTTTTTTGCACTGTTTGTTCCTTATTAAATTGTTTTTAAACTGACCTTATATGATATTTTTTTGATTGTTTTATACCAATTTTTTTAAAATGTTCCAACTACAGTAATTTCGCCATCATCATCTTCATCATTGTCCTCTATTAGGAGTTTGATAAAAGGTGATTTATTTTCTAAATTCAAATCTGCTAACATAATTTCATTATACTTTAAATCGATTGTTAATTTAGTAGTTCTATTTTGTAACTTATTTAGTATAGTTTCAACACCATTTTTTGTAATTATATTTGAACTTAAATCTAGTTTCTTCAAAACACTACTTACTTTGATGAATTTACAATCGTCATCAGTAAAATAATTTTGAGATAAATCAACTTTTGTAATTGAAGTATTATTTTCAAGTCCATTAAAAGTAGCTTCTATAAGATTTTTATCTTTATAATCTCCATCAGGAGAAATACTAATCATTTCAAAAGTTTTGAGTGTTTTATTAGTTTCCAAAGATTCTGAAAAACTAGGTAAAAGATTTTTGAAATCATCTGTAGTTCGATTTTCATAAAAATCATTAGAACCAATATTTAGTATTTCAATACTTTTATTTTCTTTAATTATTCTTACTAAAGATGCAAATTCATTTACAAAATCATTTCCGTATAAGTTTATTTCTTTAAGATTCTTAGATTTCACTAATGCTTTAGAGATGTTACCAATTTTAAAAGGAGAATGCAAAGTAAGTGCAGCTAAATCAAGAAATTCAAAAATGTCATTTTGTTCCATAAATAATCCTAGGTTTTTTCCAGTAATATATTTCTCTTCAAAAAGAGAAAGTTTGATTAAAGGAAGGCTTTCATTTTGAGCTAGTTCTTTTAAATACTCTAACGATGCAATACAATTGTTTTCAGTTAATATACTACCATAATCACATAAAAATACGTCACTATCTTTTGACCAAATATTATTTGGGTTTGAATTATTACTTGGATTCATTTTAGTTTAAACTTTGCGGTAATATTTATTGTTTTTTTTTTATTTTGATTTTGAGGTTATTAATTTTAATGGATGAATTATCTAATAATTTTATTTTTCAATTTTTTCAGTTAAATTATGTAAAATAATATAGTAATATAATATATGAATTTTTTAGTAGAAACCAAAAATGAGTATACAATTCAATTATTAAATATATTATCTCCACATATTTTTGAAGGTTTTGAATCAATTTATTCTGAATCAAAAAAAATTATAAAAAAAGGAGAAGAAAAAAAGATATTAAAAGCATTTCAACAATTTATAAAAAGAGTCCCTTCGTGGAATAGTAATTTAATTGAGAATGAAACAATAAGAATTAAAGCAGCTAGTAGATGTGATTTTTTACATAATTTATTAAAAGCAGTTATAAAAGCTAATATTATATTACTATCTAATTCAAAACTTGAAGAAATTAATATTGAGAAAAAATATCTAGATATTCCATTAGAAAAATTTATTCACAGATGTTATATTGAATGTGCTAGACAATTTTATAACGCACCGTATTTATTTTATCATGATATAAGACCAATCGAAAGAAAGAAACATCAACGAGAATGTTATGATATAATTAAACAAAGCATTAAAGAAGCTATTAGAAAAATGCTTCCAGTTAATCATATTTTAGATAAATATTTAGGATCAAAAGTAGAACCAATATTAATTGAGGTTGATAAACCTTTATCAAGAACAGAAACTGAAAATTTAAAAGAACTAGTAAATTATGATTTGAATATTCAACAAAACGATAGTATTCATTTAACAGAAAATAAATCAATTGTTAGTGATAATGAAACAAATAATATACTAAATGAATTAAAAAATAGTATGGTAAAACCCATATCTGAATATTATAACGAAAATAAAAACTCTATCGAAAATGAACTAAGTATTAAAGATATTAATACACAAGTTTCAGAAATTAAAGAAAATAATTTTAATGAAGCAATTAATAATTTAAATTCAGATGTTGATAGTATTCTTATTATAGACACAGACGCACAATATGAAGATGTTTTTAGTAATAATGAAAATAAAAATGATTTAGATTCTAAAAAAAAAGATTTATTAATATCTAAATTTAATATCTCATAAAATATATTAATATATATATGGAAATTAATAAAACTAATCCAATCTTATACGGCCTAGTCGCTGGAATTATTACCTATATTATATTGTATGTTGATGTTAACTTTGAAAATAAAAGATTTAATTTTAAAAAATCTCAAACTGATGGAAAATGCATCTGTCCTAAATTTTATGTGACCCTTAAAGTACCAATTATGATTGGTGCTCTTGTATGGACAATTATTTCATATTTTTATGATCTAAATCAAGAACAAGAAATAAAGGAACTATTAACTAATAGTACAACATTATTTGATCAAGATTTATTTACAGATATGCCTGATTTTTAAAATAAATATATATATATGGCTAGTTTTAAGGACATAAATTTTGGTGGCGAGTGCCTACAATTAGATAAATTTGATTTAAAAAATCTTGTTTATGATCAAAACGGAGAATTTTTAAATCCAAGAATAGCAATTATTGCAAAATCAGGTTCAGGAAAGAGTTGGGTTATAAGAGATATTTTAAGTTATTTAAAAAAAATACCATGTGGAGTTATAATTGCACCAACTGATAAAATGACTGGTTTTTATAATGATTTCTTCCCTGTTACATTTATACATCATGAATATAAAGAAAGTACTATACCTAGATTACTTAATAGACAAAAAATTATTTTAGATAAAAACTCTAGAAGAAAATCTGAAGGTAAAAGACCTATCGATCCTAGATGTTTTTTAATTATGGATGATTGTATGAGTAGTAAACATTTATGGTTAAAAGATCCAAGTGTATTATCTATCTTTAATGAGGGTAGACATTATCAGTTAACATTTATTCTATCAATGCAATATTCTTTAGGAATTCAACCTGAATTAAGATCAAACTTCGACTATGTTTTTCTTTTAGGTGAAGATTTTATCAATAATAGGAAAAAATTATATGAACATTATGCTGGTATGTTTCCTTCAAGAGAATTATTTGATCAAGTTTTTTTACAAGTAACTGATAATTATGGAGTTATGGTAATTAATAATAGATTAAGATCTACTGATATCAGAAAAAAAGTTTTTTGGTATAAAGCACAAAAACAAGAAAAATTGTCTATTGGTTGTGAACGTTTCAAACGATATCACGAAATTAATTATGATCCTAATCATGATAAAAGATTACCTTTTATTGATATGAATAATTTTGGTGTTAGAAGAAAAACTCAAATTCAAGTTGTTAAAAATGAAGATGATTAATCTAATTTCTTATTTGCATCTGATTCTACAAAAGATCCTACCCAAGGTGAAGGATTATCAAACATAGAACCAAATATATCATCTATAGGTACAGGAGAATTTTGCTCCTCATTAAATGTTCTAGGTACATACTTATACTCTGTCTTTTTTTCCTCACATTTAAAAGTACTCTTTGTCATATCAATTGTAATAAATATTATAGATATTATAAATAATATTAATAATAACACTTTTGAATTTAACATATATATATTAAATATATTTTATATATATATGATTTTTAAAAGATTTATGCTTTTCTCTTTTATAACTCCATTTATACAACCACTTAATTTAGATTATTATGTTAATACTAATTTAAATAATCACGAAATATTCACAAATGATAATCTAAAAACAATCCTTAATATTGATCAAGATATACAATTTGATAATAATAATATTATCTCATTTAACTATAAATCTTCCGTTACTGGAATTAAAGTTAATTCTAATATGACACTTACTAAAGATTATGATAAATTTAAAATACAAATTGATAACTATTATATGAATAATACAATCATATTTAATAAAGAATATCATGATACATTACACATTAATCTTATTTCTAATACTAATATGAATATACCTAAATATATACATAAAAAAATACTTAATAAAAAAATTAACCAAATGATACAAATTATACATAAATTATAAATTATTATTCTCTTCCTTTAACATATTTTCATACTTCTTCCTTGCATCCTCTAACTCTTTATTTAAATTACCCTCATCTAATGATTCATTTACTAATTCACTTAACAATTCATCCTTTTCTTTGTCATCATTATTTTTTAATGTCTGATTCTCAACTGAATTAAACATCTTCACCTTCTCCTGATTCTCCTTATGCGCCTTCATCAAATTATTTAAATCATTATTCGCATACTCGAAATCCTCCGCATTCTCTGAATTGTCCTCCCATGCTACCCAATGACCAATATTTCCTACATATGTGTTAATCGTACTCTCCACATTATATAAATTCTTACATCTCTCCTTCGCATCTTCCTCATTACTATACATCCCCCTTACTTTAAAACCTCTTACATCTGGTAAATCAGTCTTCTTAACTAATTGATCACTTGTTAAAAATGAAATACAATAATACTTTTGATCTGTTACATCATCCTCTTTTAAATATTCTATCTTTTTACTATTATCATTCATAACTTCTTCCGATTTTAAAATTTCTGATGTCTCATTTTCCTCAGATGGAACAATATATGTGGTATCATCATAATTAGTTTTTCTACGCTCATGACTCTCATTCGCTTCCTTTCTTTCTTCTAAATATAATTTCATTAATTCATTTAATTCACTATTTAAATCATCCCCTTCTTTAAAATCATCTTTATATGCTATCCATTTACCTACCTCAATCGCAAAAATTGGAAAATCTTTTTCTTTATCATGAAATTTTTTAGCCTCATCATTCGCTCTTTTATTAGAATTATAAATACCTTTTACTTTTAATAAAAACTTATTACAATTTTTTACTAATTTTGGTGTAATTAATGAAACAACCGCCCAAGTTTGATTATTTATTACTGGATCCTCTATTAACAAATCTGTCATTATTTATTATAATATAATTTATCTTTAAATATTACTTATAAAAAAAATTATAAATCTATTTTTAATTTATTATTAACAAATTCTGATAATTCGTTATCATTTTTTATTACTGATTTTACATTCTCAATATTAATTAAATTTGATTCTATTAATATATTATTTATTGATAAATCTAATATTTCATTAATAATATATTCTAATAATGTAACTATACTTACCATAATAATATAATTAATTGCTAAATTATCACATTTATTTTTAAAAAATTTTATAATACTCTTTACTTTAATCTTAAAACCAAATTTTTTATTAATATGAAATCTATTTATACTGTCTATCTTATTAATATTCTTATATATATCTGATAAACAATTTGAATACAAACATCCTGGTACCAATTCCTTTAACAAATTTAATAAAGTATCAATTGATATATTCTTTAAGCTCTTTTTACTATAATTATCTAAATCTTTAAATATTTCATCATCTGATGATTCCTCTAATAATTCTTCATTCACTTCATCATTATTATTATCTAAATAATTATTAAATTTATTACTTAAAATATTAAGCATATTATAACATATTTTATCAATATATTCTTTTGCTACAATATTAATGTACACATTAGAACTTAAATCTTTTAAAATGTTATTTATCTTAAAATCAATATAAATATTATCACTTTTTCTTGATTTTATACACTTGTAATCATTTACATGTATCTTAAAAAAATCTCCATTTTTATAAATTATTTCTATATCATCTACTTTTTCATCATTTATCCAATTACATCTATATATTGTTCCATCTTTTAAAAATAATTCTCCTTTTCCATGCTTTTTATGATCTTTCACTTCTCCAATATATTTACTTCCATCATTATAATATATCTTACATGAATTATTTTCTACATCTTCAAGCCATTTACTCTCTATAATGAAATCTTTATACTCTAAAATTCCTATTCCATTTTTTTTATCATTTGCCCATTCTCCTGTATACTTTTCTTCATTACTAATATATGTACCATAACCAGATCTCATATCATTTAACCAATAACCATCAAAAAAATCTCCATTTTTATAAACTATTTTTCCTTTTCCGTTACGATTATAATTAATTACATATCCTTCGTAAACATCACCATTATTATAAATAATTTCACCTTTTCCATCAAATTCACCATTAACCCAATTAAACTTATATACAGTACCATTTTTTAGAATTAATTCACCATTTCCATCTTTTAATCCATTTTTTACTGATCCTTTAAAAGTAAAATCTTCATGATACATTTCTATTTTATCACTAAAAACATTTTTATTATTATCTTTATATTTAAATAAATTATTATAAAAAATAATTTCTTTTTTTAAAATATTTTTAATTTTCCATTCATTAATTTGACTTTTTAAATTAAAATTAGATGTTAATGTAATATCATATAAATATTCGTTTGTTAATGGTGAACTATTTGAATTAACTAAATGATCTTCAATATTTTTTCTGTCATATGTATATCCGTCTTCTAAAAATACAGGATCTTCCATTAAATCAAGACTTATAGGACATTTAAATGTTTGTATATCACATTTATTAACATTATTGGCGAAACTAAATTTTAACATTTTATATCATAAATTTATAAATAAAAAAAAATTATATTTCAATTTTTAATTTATTAGAAATTAAATCACATAAGTCATTTTTATTTTTTATAACTGATTTAATTGTATCTAAATCTATTGTTAATAACACATTCGCTTCATTTAAAATTGATGATCTACCGCTAATATTTATTTCATCATCTACAAATTTATTAATTTTTTCGCAACTCGATAATTCTAATATTTCAGCAATAATTACTTCTAAAAATGTACAAATACAAATTATTACATCATAATCTATTTTTACATCATAAAATATATTTTTTAAATGTAATTTTAAAATATTATAAACACTTTTTATTTTTATTACTAAGTTTTTTTTTTTACTATTAAATACATTTTTTAAATTACTATTTTTACAAATATTTATTTCTATTTCCTCTTTACAAAAATTACTTTGATTCTCTGATAAAAGATCTTTCATTATTTTAATAAAATTTCTCTTATTTAATTTTAATTTATTACTCCCCTGAAAATAATTTTTTTCAATACTTTCTTCATCTGATGAATCTTCTGAAATATAATTAAAATTATCATCATTATATCCTTTAAATTCATTTTTAATTAAAGATAATTTAATTTCATTAATTATTTTTAAAAATAATTTATCAAAAATAATATTTAGAAATTCTTTTGACTTATTATCTATTTCAAATCTAATATTTACTACTTTATTATTTACTTCTATTGTAATATTTTGATTAACTTGTTTTGATATTTTATCTATCTGATAATTTAATTTATTAATTTTTTTTTGTAAATTTAATATAAATTCTCTAGAATCTCTTGTAACACAACCTTTATAAATTATTTCCTCATTACAAGGATATTCATTATCATTTCTCCAAATACCCTTATATATTGTTCCATCTAAAAAATGTAACTCTCCTTTACCATAATGATTAAAATTATCATCAACTTTACCTATATACTTTCTTCCATCTTCATAAAATATTATTACTGAATCTGAAATTACATCATCTTCATATTCACATTGGATAATACAATTTTCTTTAATTTTATAATTATTATTAATAGATGAATATACATTATCAAATAATATAATAGAAATACCATTTTTTTTATCTTCACACCATTTACTTATAAATTTGATGTCATTTTCTATAAATATACCTTTACCACTTTTTTTATTGTTATACCATTCTCCATCATAATAGTTTTTTTGTTCTTTTGATAAATTAATTAATTTTCCTATTCCATGTTTTTCTCCATTCTTAACTGAACCAAAATATTTAAAATCATCCTCAAATAATTCTATTTTTTCACAAGTAACATTTTCTTTACTATCTTTAAATTTTACTTTTTTATCTTCAAAAATTATTTCTCTCTTTAAAGTATTATTATCCCTCCATTCATTAATTTGCTTTTTTAAACTATTATTGTTAATTAATATAGGATAATTTGTTAAATTAATATTTGTCATTGGTGATTTACTAGATTTAAGTAAATGAAATTTAATATTATCTCTTTCATATGTATGTCCATCATTTAAAAATACTGGATCTTCCATTAAATCAAGACTTATTGGACATTTAAATGATTCATTTTCACATTCTGAAATATAATAAGCAATACTAGTTTTATTATCCATTTTAATATTATTATAAAAATTTATAATAATATTATTCTAATTCAATTTTTTATAATTCTTAACAAATTCAATAATTGATACACTTTTATCTATTTTATACTTTTCTAAATATTCTATATATTTATTCATACTTAAATAAAAATAATTTATTTTTAAATAATATTTATAATTTACTAACGTTTCTAGAAAAAATATTATCATAATATTTAACACCACCACCGTCTTGATTTACTTCAATCGATTCGATCTCAATTGCACTAGGAATAGAAATTGACATTTCACTCTCAATTTCTGGTTCTACAACTTCTTTTTTTTTAAACATATTCTTAAAAAAGCTAAACATATATAATACTAAATATTTTTTAATTCTTCACAATAATTTGAATAAATACTTGAACAATTCATACTCTGACACCATTCATCACTATATTCATCACTTATAGATTTACAACTTGGTTTACAAAAATCATCATAAATTAATACACAATTTATATCTTCACAAAATTCATTACTTACTTCTGAATTTATAGACATACATCTATATTTTGGTACTTCTTGTTGACGAAGATTATTTCCATATACAGTTGTTATTAACAATAATAATATAAAATACATTTTTATTACAATAAACTATAATAAATAATAATTATTTATATCAATTTTTTCTATAATATAATAATTATCTTTAATTAGATAATTTTTTTTCTAAATAAGAATTTAATAAACTTAAAGTATTAGAATATTCACCATATTCATTATAAATTGATTCAACAATCTTTTCATGATCCTTTTTATAATTTAAAATTTGTAATCCTACTGTATATATTTCTTCAAAAATAAAATTAGTATCTTTACTAAAATAATATTCATTATCTATATCTAATTCTTCCTTTAACTTAGAATATATTTCTAAAATTTTTGAACATAAAACTAATCTTTCTTTTTCTAATTTTATATTATTTAATGTACTATTATCTGAATTAGTAATAATATTTTTAATATTATTATATATTTCTACAGGTCTAAAATCTCTTATCTGATGCTGATGATTATTATTTTTTTCTATTTCATAAATTGTTGTTTTTGTGTAATCAATTAATTTTTGTATTATTTTAGAATATGTATATGTTCCTTCATGATTAACTAATGTTTTTAAATTAGAATTACCAATTTTATGAACTTTATTATAAGTATCATAACTTTCTATTAATAAATTTATATCTTTTATATTTTTTAAATCTTGTAATTTTTCATATGTAATTAATTCTGTCAATTCTAAAATATGACTTGCATAATTTCCTTTTTCAATAACTTTTTTTAATTCATCAATTTTTTGATCTAAATCATCGTTTTTTATTATTTTAACAACATGATGCTCATTAAAAATACTTCCACCGTGTAAGCTTTGATCAATTAACATTATAAAAACTAGAATTATTATATATAATTTCATTGTTATTAATTTATAATATCTAAGAATAATATTATTTCAATTTTTAAAATTAAATTGCAACAATTAACAATTAATTATATACATACATATATATATAATTAAATATGGATGAATATAAGAACTTTTAAAAAAATGTTATAAAAAAAAAAATTAATTTAAATTATGTAGATAAACTAATTGAAAGTACATTTCCTTAGCAAGGAAGAGATTATTTAATAAAAAAATACCAAATACTAATGATTATGTACCAATTGATTATAATGAAATAAATAAAATGTTTCAATCTTCCTTAGATAAGTAAGTATTCCATAATCTGGATATTTCTTAATAATTTTTTTAATTCACAAAATTTTATGATCTAAAATATCATTGAATTTTCTTATATATAAATTAAAAATAATTTCAGGAAAACTTAATTTTTTTAAATATTAATTTTATTAAATCTTATTTATTTTAAGTAATAAGTTAATTCATATCTTTTTCATTTAATTTTATATAATATTATTTCAGTTTTTATGTAAATATAATTTCTTTATTCTTAGAAATAAAATTAAATATAATTTTTTTATTTGATTCAAAATCATCATTCACATTTATTGATTCTAACATATTCATATTCTCAATATATTTATTATCTCCATTTTCATCTTTATTATAAAAATATAATACTTTATCTCTTATATTTTTGACTTGTTGTATATAAATATCAGTATTGTATTTAATTTTAGTACTAATAAGTTCACTATAATTTCTTATTTCTTCTTCTATATCGTTATTGTTTAGATCTATTTTACTAAATTCAAAATATTTATTATACATATTTTCTAAAAATATTGTAAATATTTTAAAAGTAATATTACTTTTTAAAATTGGTTTTATTATATTTAAATCATTTTTTAATAAAAAATAATTATTTAAAATTTTTCTCAAAATCAAGAATATGTTATTATTTTTATATCTATAAAATAAATTGTTTTTTTCACCTTTATTATGATAAAAATTATTGATACATATACCAAATGAATTATATACAGGAAAATCTCTTAAATACAAATTTAAATCATTATCACTAAAATAATCAAATAAATATTCTAAATCACTATTTTCTTTTTGTATGATATTTTCAAAAAATGGAAATAAAAGTAAAATATCTGGACTTAATTCAACAAAATAATAAGTTATATTTTGTTTTTGTTTCATACATTTTATTGATATATATAAACTAAACTCTTCATTATCATCTAATAATTCGCAAGTATTGTTTAATAAATTTTTAATATTTTCATTTTCATTTGGAAATATCATTAAATATTCTGTATTTATATCATCTAAATTCCATTCTTTAATTGAATAAAGAGTAAGAGTATTTTCCTTTTCCTTTTCTTTTTCCTTTTCTTTTTCCTTTTCTTGTTCTTCATCTTGTTCTTCATCTTGTTCCTGATCCTGTTCTTTATCTTGCTCGTGTTGACTTCCACCAAATAATATATCTTCTAATTTTTGAGGATATTTCTGTAAGTTTTCTCTTAAAGTTTTAGTTAAATCATTATTAAATTTTTCATCCCAATTAATTTGTATATCTAATATATCTAAGATAGATTTTTGTTCTGTTGAGAGAATGTTGTTATCATTTGATTTTAGTTGTTCTATTTTTCTTATGAATAATGGTTTCATATCATTTTGAAGATATTTAGTATCATCATAATTTTTAGTGCTTCTAATTAAAAATTTGAGATTTTGTAATTCTTGATATGGTTTTTTAAATTCTCTAGAATAATTATCATTTTCTAATAATTTATTATAAACAAGTATTTTTGTATTATCTTTATCTTCATTAAAAACACCATTATAAGCAATATCTATAATTTGTCCTTTATTTATCTTTCTCATTCTAAAAATACCTTGAGCAACATTTGTGTATTTTTCATTCTTATCTATAATAGCTAAACCAACCATATTATTTGGTTGATTTGGTATATCTATACCAACAATATTTCTTTGACTAAAAAATATTATAAAATCTTTCTCTGGTAATTTAACAAATTTTTTCTCGATACCATCAATATCAATTATTTTTATTTTATCATAATCATCAAGAAATATCCCAATATAATCTTTATAATTTTCTAATTTCAATATTTTTTCAATCACATTTTTACTTGAATAATCTTTAAATAATGCAGCAATATCTATTAAACAATTATAATTTTTTTTTTCTAAAATATTAAATATTGAATCAATACTATTATATCCATATATATCATTATTTGAATTAGGATAAACACCTGTTAGACCAAAATATACACCTATTTTCTCATCTGGATCTTCTATTATTTCTTGACTAAATTTACTTACACCTTCCTTGATTTGAGGTAAATCTATGTTTACTGTTCCACTAAATCCAGTAGCCCATAATCCACTATTCATTAAATCTATAAAAGAACAATTTTGAATAGATTCGTTATATCTTAACTCTTTAATTATAAATTTTTCTAAATAATTAATTATATTATAAATTCTTCTGTCTTCTTTATAATTTTCTTGCATTTCTAATGCTTTAATTGCATAATAATTTTCATCATTAAAAGTTTCATCTACTTCAACTAAAATATATCTATTTCTATACATATTAATAAAATCATTTTCTTCAAATTTATAATCATTTTCTTCAAAATATTTGATTGTTAAAACTAAAGTTATAAGTAATGATGCAAAATT